ATAACCTTGTGTCTGTACCCAAGACTGTGTTGCAATAGTATGCCACCCGCCCCAAGTGGTATCTTTACTTCTAAAATATGCATCATTACCAACAGATGTAAACTGCCAGCCATAATTAACGCTATCCTGTAAAGCCGTAAACACAGTAAAGTGTCCAGCTCCAATAGGCCCATTGGCGGTCGGATAAATCCTTGTTACTCCATTTATTGCCGTACCTGGGTCTCCACTTATTGCGTTGTGGTAGTAAGGCATTTTAGTGGCAATACTGTTTGTTACAGTAGTAGCAAAGTTGGGGTCATCACCAAGTGCAGCAGCAAGCTCGTTGAGCGTGTCTAGTGTGGCTGGAGCAGAATCAACTAGGTTAGTAATGGCAGTACGCACAAACGCAGTAGTTGCTATTTGCGTAGTATTAGTTCCCGCAGGTGCTGTAGGGGCTAATGGAGTGCCAGTAAACGAAGGGGATGCAACAGGAGCATATCCATAATCTGCGTGGTTACCCCAGTTGTAAGCCCTATCCCAATCTGCAATCTGTGTTTCTGTAATAGCCTTAACGTATACAGGGACTGTCGGGTCGGTCTCTGTAAACGTCTGAAGGTATCTTCCATCAAGGTCTACAGTTACAGTACCTAAGTCAGCTTGTGTAAGCGTTAAAACACCGTTAACCGTGTTAAATGATGCAGACCTAATAGAATCATTAAACGCATCATTCCAGTTGCTGATGTTCGTAGTCGTAATGTTCTTAACGTGGGTAGGAACTGTTGGGTCGGTCTCAGTGAATGACTGAAGATACCTGCCGTCAAGGTCCACAGTTACAGTTCCATTATCCTGCTGAGTAAGCGTAAGAACACCAGTGGTGGTGCTAAACGATGCGCTGTTAATCTTATCAGCGTACGCTGCATCCCAGTCAATGAGGTTGTACCCAGCAATAGCTGTGTCACCACCAAAGAACGCATCAATCTCCGACTCAGTGTAATATATATCGTTGTGCGTGTGAGCAGGGAGCGAAGTCAGGAAGTTCGGGGTCCAGTTCTTCCACAACCCATCAGAGTCTCTTCTAATAAGCTGTCCGGTAGAAACTCCATTTATGAGTACATCGTGGAGCTCATTAAGCTCAAAGCCGTTCTGTACGTTAACGAAAATCTCTCCATTGTTAGACTGAACTCTCGTTACCACACCGATATACACCAAGTGTGCTGGGGCAACTGGCTTATTAAGCAATCCGAAGATTAGGTTTCCGCTTGTACCTAACCATACTGCGTCACCAGCGTTAGCAGTAGATGTATTAAGACCTGCAATAAGACCCTCCGTTACAACAAAGATTTGGTCGTTTATGGCGGCATTAGACACAGCCAGACCGATAACCTTAGATGATGTAGCCTCCGACGCATTAGACGCAAGTCCAACAATCATATTGGTTCCATCAGCTCCAGTAATATATACCGCCTGACCTTTCGTAATCGCAACTCCAGCCTTAACTAAATGCTGAACCTTAGACACGTACTCAACGGTAGACAGCGTAGTGTTTACCCAAGCGGTTCCGTTGTACTGAAGAATCTGTCCCGCCGTTGCAGTGCTAATCGTCACGTCACCTAATGCGTCAATAGACGATGAGAACGTAAGATAGTTGGGGCTCCAGTTATACCACACCGGGTTAGGGTCCTCAGACCCCACAGGAATGCCGTAGCGAAGCAACTGACCAGTGGATGGTGAGCTGATTACAACGTCAGTTAGTGCGTTTAAGTTTGTAGCACCTACGGATATACTGCCCCAATAGGCTGTTCCGTTGCCGTCAGTCGCCAACACCTGCCCATTTGCTCCATCAACTATCGGCAGGGTATACTCCGTGTTGACGTTAATCTGAGATAAAAACTTCATAGTTTACCAGCCTAATACAATATACAAATCTACGAAATAAAAAAGGGGAAGACAGTTGCCTCCCCCTTAAACATATGACTCCAAATCATTATGCTCCAGCAGTCTCAGGAGCTTCTCCATCGATTGAACCAGCAACAGTGTCGCCAGTGCGCTTAGAAGCAATTAGAATTACGTAGTAGTCGTTATTTGTAACAGCAGAAGCAAACGATACCGTCAACGTGTTTACCGTTGGGCGGGCCACATCAACATATACCGTCTCTTGAGTTGCGTATGAAATAACTTGAGCAGAGACAGCCTTCGTTCCAAGGTTGTGCGTAACCGTGTAGATGTTTCCAGTCTTCGTAACAACTCCGATTTGAGCTGGGTCAAGAGAGTAGTGAATCGGAGCACCGAGAAGGTTTGCGATTGAGTTGAAGGTAGCTCTCTTAATCTCTCCGGTCTCACCGATGGCGTTGTCGTATACGTAGAAGAAGTCGTCCGTTCCGGGAACAATCGTTTCTACGCTACCAATGTGAAGGGGCTGGTCTACAGTAGTGAATCGGTCAGCATCCTCGTCCCACAAGAACGATACGTTGGTAGAAGTACCACGCTCAACCTCGAAACCAGCGTTCTGCGAAGGAGTTCCAGTCTCGTCAGAGTTCAACTTGATGATGCTGTCACCAATGTTTACCTCGTTAGAGTTAACGCTCGTAGTGGTACCAGTAACGATAAGGTTAGCCTGAATCGTGATGGTCGGGTTGTTCTCAAGGTCAACAGTGCGGATGATTGGAGCGTTCTCCAACTGACCACCAGCGCCCCACATAAGGATGTTGTACTGCGTGAGGTTGCTGTAGTTGGTAAGCTCAATTGCGTTAGCACCAACAGTAATACCCGAGTTAGCAGTAACACCTACGTTAAGAGTTACATCACCAGTAAGTTCTCCACCGCCAGTCAAACCATTACCTGCGAAGACGTCAAGACCAGTGTGGTCTACGTTACGGGTATTGGCAGTGTCAAGACCTACGGCATTAGTGGTTACGGTGATACCAGTACCAGCACCAACGTCAAGGGTTACCGAACCGCCATCTCCACCTCCGGTAAGACCAGAGCCAGCGAGAACCTGTTGGATGTCACCTTTGATGTCAACCCACGCACTACCATTGTAGAAGTACATCGTGTTGACCGTAGTGTCAAAGTAAATCTGACCAGCTACTGGGCTTGAAGGTGCGTTAAGTGAGTTATGAATTCTAGGCTCGATAATCTCGAGCTTATTCATATCAATGGGTGAGAAATAATTGATAGCCATAGTGCTTAGTTAAAGTATGCCTTGCCACTAAAGGCTCCAGCAAATTTTAGACGTACAGAATTGTTTGTTAGATATTCGACTTCACCAAATACGATGTTGTCAGTTGAGTCAACCACCGTTACCGATGCTCGTTTTCCTAAGTTGTGAGTCACCTCCCAAGTAGCCTCGGCGACCCCTTGAACGTGAGTATAGTGAGCATCGCCTCCACCTCCGGTGACTCCCTTGATAGAGAGGCTGGTGGTTGGTCTTGGGATTACAATAGTGTTCTGAAGCGTGGGCTGTTGTACGCTTACATTGATTTGTTCTCCGCTATTGATGGTTATATCACTCATAGCGTAACGTCCTCATTTACTTTGAAGATTCCGTACAACCACGTCTTAACAGAGCCAGTGTTCGTGCTTTGCAAATCGTATACATAAAGCCCACCATTTACACCAGCCATCGTGGCGGGTAAGGCAGTAATAGTCAACACACCTTGAGAGGTTCCACTGTAAGAGAACACATCGTCCTCAAGGATGGTAGAAGCGGAAGTATCCGTCTCACGAACATCAAGCTTCCACGTGTATCCGGTGAGGTTGATTACAGCACCTGTGTCGTCCTTAAACGTGAGTTCAAGACGGAAAGAGTCACCCTTTCTGCAGGTGATGTCTACTCTTTGTGCTGTATCTAAGTTAATCTGGGTTGCCATGTTACAAAGTTACAACTTTAAAGAAGGGCGTCTAACGGGTCCGGGCTTGATTCATCGGTCAGCTCTGGGCGTTCACCTTTGCGCTGAGCAATCAATTTGCTCTGCTCTACGGCCTGCTTGCGCACACGCTCATCTTTTCTGTCCTCTTTCATCATGTCAAGGTTTTCCTTGCTCATTGTTTGTTGCATAGTCATGCCACCACGAACTTGAGCTTCCACCTGAGCGAGTTGCATCTTGAGCTGGTATTCTACCTGCAACAGCTGAGATTTGACCTGAGCTTCGAGCTGAATCTTCTGGGTCTCAAACTGAGCCTTCATTTCCTCCTCCTGCATTCTACCTTGAGAGGTTGCCTGAGCCACCTGCATATTGGCTTGAGCTTGCATCTGGCTGTTTGCCTGCGCCTGTCTCATAGCCTCTTTCATTCGGCGCTTGCGACGAATAATCAAAAGCTGTTCTGCTTGGTCTACATCCTTAAGCTGGCGGATAGCCATAGCATCTTCGAGGTCAATCTCTTTCTGAGCCAAAGCTACTTGGATGTTTTGCTCGAGGTATGCTTTTTCGTTGTCGCTCATTTCACTTACAACCCGGATTCCGAAGTTGTACATAGGCAGGTTCTCGAAGCTCGTCAAGAACTGCATAGACTTTTCACCTAAAGCTTTAACATACGTACCGTAAAGAACTGATTCCTTGGGAAGTACCTGCAAGCACTTTACTACGTCCTCGCACACCTTACGGAACAGAACATTGCTGGCGTTGGTGATGTCGTAGATGGCGTTATTTCCTGCGGCCATCTGCTGCTCACGAACTCCGACCAACTGCTCACCCTTGGGTGACGTGCCGTCCATAACCTCGTTGATGCCAGTAGCATCACGAATCATGCGGAGGTAGTGATTGTAAAGGTTGATGAACTCGTTGATGTTACGGATGCTATTCTCCAGCGGACGTACGGGTGGGTTTTGGAATCCACCTTCTGGGTTCTTACTGCGATAGTAGAACACACCGGTCTGCTCGTAGATGTCTTGGATGTCTAGCGGCTGGAGCTCTCCTCCACGTCCTAGCTGTACGTTCTCAAGTCCTTCGATATCCACCAATAGACCGTCAGGCTTAGCCTTAGCAATAGCCTGCTGAATCTTCAGGTGAGTCAACTGTAGCTGGTCAGCGAATCCGATGATGCTGTTGACCATTGACTTGGGTAGCATGCGGCGCATGTTGACTGCAACCACGCTGTATGACAAGCGTGTCTTAGTCAGGTCATGTACGTTCTTTGGAAGATTCTTCTTGAGCCCGTAGTTGAACACGTAATTTGTACCTACAATGTAGCTACCTCCGTAGACGGTCATGTTGCGCATGAACACCGGCTTGCGGTCGTATACGCTCTGGGTCGGCATCTTGTACTCATTACCCTTGTAGTAGAATCCTACGTTACCAAAGCGTGAGCTCTTCTCTTCGAAGACCATGTCGTCAACGCTGATAAACTCAAAGTCCAATACCTCGATGATGAACTCGTCATATCCGTAAGTAGTCTTGTCCAGATTCCTATCGTAATAGGAATGCGTCATCTTGTTTGGATTGTTGTTGTAGCGGTGGCGTACGCTTGATGCGATGCGCTCGAACTCTTCTTCGCTAAACTCGTTACCGGCCTTGCGCTTAAGGTCCTGAATGGTCATGCGCTTGATGTGGCCAGCATACACCATGTCCGAGAAGTTAGGGTCTTCGGTGTAGCTGTGGATGAAGTATGCCGGGTCGACGTATTCCTCTACGATTCCGTAGTTAGGGTCGTTCTCACGCTTCACTACGCCCATGCCATTAACGACTAGGTCTTCTACGGCACGACGGAAAATCTTCTCGTTGAAGTCGTTCCAGCTGAGCGTTAGGTTGGTAGCCATCTGTGCTACTGCCTCGGCGTGGGTCTTCAAGTTTGCGTTTAAGAAAATCTCTGCTTCATCCTCGGTATCAGGAAGTTGCTCGATGTCAAAGTTTGCCTTAAGACCTAGGTCTTTGGCCATCTTGTGAAGGTCTTTGTTTTGGATGCGTCGGCGAATCTTATCACGCTCACGCTCTTTCTCCATCATCGACACAGGGTCCATTGCCTCTACACGTGGGTATGGCTCACGAGACAGAATCTTGTTGACGACAATCTTAACGAACTTAGGCACAATAGGCACAGGAGTCCAGTCGATGTTCAACAAAGAACCGTCACCGCCATTTGGGTCCAGCGAGGTTAAAATTTTCTTGTAGATGGTTGTGTCCTGCGTACCGGCAGCATAGTCCCTGTTAAGCTCAAAGGTCTTTAAGCGGCGTCGAAAGATAGAACCTTCGTCGTCAGCAGCACCCCATTGCTTCTCAATGGCACGGGCATATTCTAATCCATAAGCCTTGCTGCCCTTGACGCTGGGGTCCGCCAAAGGATTCGGGAAGTTCCCGAACTTATCCTTTTCACTTTGGTACTCTTGCATGATGAGGGCTATATTTCTAATATGCAAATATAAAGATTTACGTTAAGCGGTTTCTTTATCGCTCAAACGGCTTAAATGTGCGAAAGAACTTCTTCTCGTTGAAGTTAGTCTTTGGCTTTTCCTCTTTTATTTTTTGCGCAGCAAGCAAGGCAAGGCCAGCGCTGATGGTCAAGTCAAACTTAGTTCGGTCATCAATTCTGAATCCAATCCAATCTTCTAGCGTGCGGTCGAAATACATCTTGCCCATCTCTCCGGTGTCCGGGTTCATGCCCACGTGATTATGGATAAACGCCTCAATTGACTGTGCGTGTGCGTGTATAAAGTCCTGACTATTAGACGGTATGCCTTTTGTCTTTGAACCAACAGTTGAACCGCCGAGGTGTTCCGGTCTGTCCATCAAGTAGTTATCATATCCACGTGACTCGAAGTAGCGCACGATACCATACTTGTTGTTTTCCACTAGGAGCGGATAGCCATAGAAGACAGCGGCCATTAGCACGTCCTCGTAGAATATCTTGGCTAGGGGAGGTCGGCTGGCGTACTCGGCCACGAACATATTGCTCGGGAAATTGACGTTAAACTTATTGAAGATATGGCATGCGCCCTTTGAGCCTCGTCCGTCCACGGTCGCATCAATGTCGTATGAGTCGACTCCGCCTACACCTATGGCGTTGATGGGTGGACTCTTCTTGCCGGAGCGGTCAGCATTCATTCTGTTCTGCTGGTCTGCTGGGGGTATCCACGCAATTATCCATCGACCATTGACTGCGTCCGGGTTAAACACCACACGTGAGTCCTGCACTCCGGCCTCCCACACAAAGTTTCCCTTAACCACGGGGCTTGGGTACAGCTCTTGGTTGTGGGTCATCTGCTCGTAAATCTTTCCAATGTTGAACAAGCTTCGCTCTGTAGAATCACGGAATGCCTCATCGACGGTGAAAGGGAACTGACGAATCTTTTCGTTCAGCTCGTACGGGTCACGAAGCAGGGCATCACGTTCGTTACGCAAGTAGGTCTTGGCTCCGATGTCTGTGAAGTCCCCTTCAATTGTTTTAACGGGCTTAGCTGGGTCTTCTACGATTGCATTGCCGTATTCATCAAAGAAACCCTCCAGAGCGCTGTAGGCCGGGATAAAGATGCGGTACAGTCCAGTGCGTGTGCGACCGTTCTTGTTGCGCTCCTGAGGGTCCGAGTCGTAATAGATATCACGAAACTCCTTGCCCCCTTTATCGAGCGGATTCACCGTTGAGCCAACGAGTGCTTTTCCAACAACCCTACGTCCGACAATCAAACACGTACTTTCAATACGCCATGCCTCACGTATGTCCGCTGGCTTCTCCCATTTTCCGGCCTCGTCAAGGTATAGGATGTGAAGTTTCTCACCGTCATATGCGTTGGTGGTGGTGTTCTTCCAGTTGATTACAGTGTCAAGAGCTTCGCCGGCTACGGATGTCTTATTGCTTTTGGTGATTCGCTTGGATGGCTCACGGAATGCCAGCTCCATTCGTGGGTTGGTGGTACCGTCTTGGATTGGCTTAAAGAAGAACGGGTAGCTTTTAAACATAGGCACCACCTTCTTCATGAAGATATTCTCCTGCGCATCCTTACCAGTTTTGCTCTGAATACCTAAAAGCTTTTCTTTAACTTGAGTGCCCTCATCGACTAGTATTGAGCTACTTATGTTTGTGTAACCAGAGCGTCGACACTTGACGTAAACCTGCCCAATACATCGTGGGTCTGCCTCTACGGCGGCGAAGTGAAGGAAGATAGTTCTCTGGAACGCTAGGTAGCTTGGATATCCGACGTCCATCTTGGACCACTGGAGCATCATGTAGTGGCGTCCTGTGATGTAAGTTGGTGTTCCGTTATTCATGAACCATATCCCTTTGCGTCGTCGTACGAACTCACGCTCGATGACAACGGAGTGCTTGTCACGAAACTCCTTGGGTTGTTCGGCCCACTCGTCCATGGACTTGATACGAAGCAGGTCGGATGGCAGCTGTAGTCGTTGCCACTTCTGTTTCTCCTTCGCTAAGTCGTGCCCTATGATTTCCTTCTTGGGAGGGACAGCCGGGAGCTGGATGAACAGACCTTCCAGTTCAATGATTTCCCCTTCAGTATTGTCCGGGCAAATATTGATTACGTAGTCGGTATAGTTCTGTACGGTCTTTAGTCCAGCCATGGCTACTTACTAAATCGTTCGGCGAACCCGCCGCTGAAGTCCCCCTTCTCTTTGACGTCGTCTCCGGAGCGCAGGGTCTTAATCATATCTTCCAACCGTTGTCTTTCTTGCAACAGTTCACGTGCGTCGACGGCGGTCTGCTTGATGGATTGCAGTTCGGCTTTGCGGGCCGACCCATTGATATCAGGGTCCACTGGTTTTTTAATCTCCTCAATCATGTTGTTGATGGCGACCTCCATCGACTCAAGCAGACGCTGTGCAGCGTCTACCGTGGTGAAGTTACTTGCCTTCCTCGACATACAGCAGGTCGTCAATCATCATGCGCCACACCTTCTGGCCGTCTACTTCCATCTCGTAGTCCGAGTTCTTCGAGAAGTACACGACGTCTCCATTATTTAGACCGAGTCCAGATAAGAGTTCACTATTGGCGAACACACGACCACGGTCGTTCTGTACGTTCTCCTGTACAACTTCGAACAACAAGCTTGTCATCTTTTGGCTGGACTCCATTGGTTCAAGAAAGACCCACTGGTCAATCATGTGGATACCTTCGCTGTTCTTGTATGCGTGCCCTAGGTTGTTGCGACCTCCGCCGGCAACGTAAGGAACTAGATACTTTCCGTCTCCGAGATAGAAGCGTGGGGTCATCAGCACCGTGTGGTGGAAGTACAGGATGTCTCCGACCTTAGCTCCCGGGTTACCAATAATTGGTACCGATACGATTTCGGCTTCCATGAACCGGTTACCAAACTCATCGAACTTGGAATCCAGAAACATCTTCTGACCGCCTACAATAATCTCGTCCTTCCACTTCTTGTCGAGGTGGATGATAAAAGCATTTGGTGATTTCATGTTAGTCGAATTTGCAATCATACTCTACCATGCATGGCATAGAGTCTACGCTCTTCCACAGCATGGTTCCTTCATTTCCCTCAATGTAGATGAGGTATCGTTTGAAGTTGTATTTGTGCAGGTGCTCGTCGTCGAGTACGATGAACGAGACTTTAGCTGAGCCCACGGGCATACCGACGTAGTATGCCATGGCGTCCTTGGGGTTTTGCCCAATGACAATTTTTCGAATTAGATTCATGATTCATTTGTTTAATTAATGCTCCCATTCCCGTATTTATTAATCCACCAGTCGATGGTCTGGGGTTTGGGGTCTTCATTTACTGCATTGTAGATATCGATGGCTGACGACATGAGTTGTTCAAACTCTTCGTCCTCCGAGGCATTTGACGACAAGCTGACAGACAGGTCATCATCTCCTTCGTCGTTTTCATTGTAGAGACCCATCACAAAGGTGAACACTACGTCTTCACTGAGTCCGTGCTTCATTGAAAGAATTTGCACAAGCTCATAGACCTCGTCGTTTACCTCTTTGATGAAGTTCTTGATGAACTCGTCGTCACGTTGCATTATGATGCAAATGTTAACGTTTGGCTTGATACCTTTTGTACCTCTACAAGGCTCTTCTGGGAAACCGAAATACCATCGCCTACGGCGCTAACAACAACTTCAATGTAGTTTGATGCAGCGGCTCCAAGCACGTGGGTAAACGAAATAACTTCAGAAGCCCCTACTGCAAGGGCTCCGGTTTTGTGAGTTCTGATTGTGGCACCATTGAGCCTAAGGGCAACAGTCAATACTGAACCATTGGTTCCGCAGGTGGCCTCGAGGTTAACCCCTACACGAACAGCCCCATCTTGAGAAACAAGGATTCTTGTGTTGCTAGTTCCAAGGGTGAATCCAGAGCTGAACGAGTAGCTTGCGTCGTCGTTAGCGTTATTTACTGCGTAGTAGGTGAGCGGGGTTACGCTAGTCGTAACAGCCTGAGATGCTGATGTTCTTGCGTACATAGCCTGACCAAGCGACTCTTGTGCTATGGTCATGGTGTCCGTAGATGCGTTGGTGGTGATGACTACACCTGAGCCCGGGATGATTCCAAGCTGGTCAGATGGGCTATCGGCAACAAGACTAGACTGGCCGGTTACGGCAATGGTGGTGAAGCTGTTTACCTGCTCGAATGATGAAGAGCCGAGCTCACGTACCTTGACGGTGTTATCGGTATCGTCGTACACCAAAACGGTCGTCTCACTAGATGATATCGTTGGGGTGTTCGTGATAAGAAGCGAAGAAACCTCTACAGCGGTGGTTCCAACGCTCAATGCAGTTGCATTGCCTGCTCCGTCTTCTATGTTCTTAATGGTAGTAGAAGCCTGACCGCTGCTAAGCTTGAGCAGCGATGGATAGGTGTCTTTTGGTTTAGAGCCAGTTAAAGTAGCCATTAATTCCTAATTTTGTTGTCATACAAAAGTAAGAATTAAATTTATGCCAGTAAGCAGAGTGGCCAAGTCGAAGATGTTTCGTGAGGCCAGCAAGTTGAACAAAAGGTTCGTGTCGCATCACGGGCTAAAGGATTTGTTCCGAACCTTAGATTACTACCGAAAGAAGGGAGAGCTTACGGTGACGCAGATGTCATTTATGACGTGGGCATACGAGTATGAATTCTTTACCATTGACTACGCATGCGACAAGCTAGACAGAAGTAAGCAGAACTTTCAGAGGACCATACTTTTCCCGTTGCAGACGCTGGGGTATATGTATAAGCACTTCGATAAGCTGACTCCTTCGCAGACGAGGGAAGACCATCTATTCCGTAGCGAGACTAAGTTCAACTACAGGGCCAGATTTGCCCTAACCCAAAAGGGTAGGATGTGGGTGAGTATCTTTTACCGGATGGCGGATGGAACGCTTAAAGGCGATTCCAGCGGTCCATCAGGGCATTGAACTCAATATCGATTTTGTGTTCCACCAGCAGGTCGTGTTGCAGGCGGTCGGGAGATGTTCCTTCCTCTTTGTAGAGGAGAATCATTTGGTTGATGAATCCTTTCGTTTCCATTTTAGTGTTGTTAGTGTGACACTAAAATAAAAATTTTTTTGATTCGTGCAACTTATTTGGAATGATACTTCATTTCCTTGAACGGCATCTCGAGAGAAGCTCCTTTGTGTGGCTTAAAGTCCTCACCATGCTTCATCAGGAAATAGCGTCCACGCTCTGTCATCCAGTGGTAGCCGTCTGGGGCCTTAACCATAATCTCCCCGGACTTGGCTTTCTTAACAGCTTTCATTTTTTCTTGTATACGGGCTTTAGTGATTTGGGCTTTACGTTGGTGAACTTCTTCCACGAGCCCTCGGCGAAGTTTATTGCCTCGTCTTCGGTGTCGAATTCAAAAACCTCACCACGACGCTCTGCTTCTGTCCATGCGTCTTTGGGTTGAATCCAGTCCTTTGGGTCGGATGAGCTGGTGTTTCCTTGCTTGGGGAACAGAGTGGGGAATGCGTAGTACTTACCGTCGGCTTCGCCGGAGGCCATGAGCACGGTAGACTGCGAGCCGTCCGGGTTGTTGCGACCAAACTTGCGCATATCCTGAGCCCTTCTTGCCTGCTCGGCAAACTTACCTCCAGCCTGATATTTACGCTTGGCTTTCATTTACTTCCTCTAGCATTAGCTTGTTTAGGATGTCGTGATTCACAGCCATGCGCTTAATAAACGCAAGCTGGGTGTTCCGGCTCAGCCTTTTGTGCTGTTCTCTCTTCTTAGCAGAGGTTGCCATCACTTCTCT